AAAATAGTAATTAAAAACGCCTATTCATCTAACTCACCATACCTATCATTAGTTAGATATCACGATAAAGATCAAGATATAATCTTTATACCAGAGCGTAATAATTTAGTTTTATCTAACATACCTAATCCAGTAGGTAAATGTTTAGCAAGAGTAGCAACCCGTTCATCATTAGATGGTGAGTCTCGTGGTCAATTTGATGATGTGTTATCAGTACAACTTGCCCGTGCTCGTTTTGCAGTATTGCAGATACAGGCAGCGGAAAAATCTATCCAAGCACCTATAGCTATTCCACAAGATGTACAGGAGTTAGCTTTAGGACCAGATTCAATTATGAGATCTGCTAACCCACAAAGTATTCGCAGAGTTCCATTAGAGTTACCAGCAGGTGTATTTACCGAATCTGGTGTATTAGAGCGAGAGTTGAGATTAGGCTCCCGTTACCCTGAATCTCGTTCAGGTATTATCGATGCCTCTGTCGTTACAGGCCGTGGTGTGCAAGCATTACAGGCAGGTTTTGATACACAGATAAAAGCAGCACAAGCACAGTTTGCTAGATTATTTAATGAATTGGCATCACTTTGTTTTGAGGTAGATGAAAAGATCTTTGGTTCTATGACCAAAACTATTAAGGGCACTGATGATGGTACGCCTTATACAATGAAATATGTCCCATCTCGTGATATTAAAGGCGAGTATGGTGTAGATGTGCGTTATGGAATTATGTCTGGTATGGATCCAAACCGTGCAATTATTGCATTACTACAAATGCGTAGCGATAAATTAGTGTCCCGTGATTATGTACGTAGAGAAATACCAATGGAGTTAAATGTTACGCAAGAAGAACAAAGGGTGGACATTGAAGAGATGCGTGATTCTCTTCGTGTTGCTGTTGCTCAGTATGCTCAAGCTATACCGGCTCTTGCCTCGCAGGGTCAAGACCCAACTGAAATTATCGGTAGAATCGCTGATGTCATACAGGGCAGGCAAAAAGGATTACAACTAGAGACTGTTATTGCAAAAGCATTTACACCTGAACCAAAACCTGAACCAGCGCCAGTTGTTGAACAACCAAGTATTCCAGCGGTAGGAGCGGCCCCCGTTCCTGCCTCGCAGCCAACTCCAGAACAACCAAGCGGAGAGGCCCCTACCGCTGGACCAAGACCAGATATAACTCAACTACTCGCCGCTATTGGCGGAGCAGCGTAAGGGGGGAGGTGAATATGAAAAAGGGAACATTTCAAAAATCCGTTGAGGTGAAGCCAGTACAAGGCAAACTTGATACAAGCAAACCAGTCGGCGGAGAGGTTAGATTCGGCTATGCACCTGCAGGTCGTAAAGGAACAAAGGCTTAATTGTATTTAACGATAGGAGTACTGGGTGAATCAAGATAATAATCCTAATCGCCCAGTACGCTTGTCTGATTATTTGATAATAATATCAGGATTTTTTTTAAACTTAACATCAGTAATAGAAGCACTTGCAGATGATCTGCATCAATTAGCTATCTATCATTCAAATCAAAAATCTTATGAAACAAAAGTTTGGCAAGATTTTACACAGGATTTAGAAACTTTAAAGGAGGAGTAATGGCAAGAGGTCCATTAGCAGGAGCATCAGGTCCTGGTAAATTCTCCAAGAGAACAGATTTACCTTCAGCATATTATGGAGAAGGTCAGGAAACTGCAATGCTCAGCACGGCAGCACCTAAAGCAACCACTCGTGGTATTGCAGATAATGTGGGTGGCAGACCTGCTAATCCAATAACTCAATTATATGCACCTACAGAGAGACCATCAGAGCCAATTACAACTGGTATTGATATGGGAGATGGTGCTGGATCAGAAGCACTTATGATGCAAAAAACGTCAGTTAAAACATCAGATACTTTAGCCCCATTATTACCATTTGATACCACCGGCGAAATAGGTATTTTGTATCAGGATGCTTTATCACGGGGTGATTAATGTCTGAGAGTTTAAAAGCTGCTGCCATTGCAAACCGAGCACTAACCCCAGAACAGCAAAAAAAACTTGATGATTTTAATAAATCTCTTGCTGTACATAAAAATTTATCTAATCTACCTTCAGATGTAGCTAGTCAAGTTTATAACAATCTAAATCCTTCTCAGCAAGAAGCTTTACAAAAAAACTTTGGTAATGAGGATCCAGTATTAAAGCCTAATCGCGGCTGGCTTGGAACTGCTTGGCACTATACAGGCGGTCAAGTTGCTAATAAACTTGGTTATGTAGGTAGTAAAACACTTGCTGGTTTAGATAATGTATCAGATTTTATGACTCGTGCTTATCGCACTGCTGCTATTTCTATAGATCAAGATGTTCCATTATTTGGTGCAGGTAATGCTTGGGATATAGCAAATGACAAAGGCGATAAAGTATTTAGCCCAGGTCGTATTGGCGATGCTAAAGCAAAATGGGGTAATGACGCAGTAAGTATTGCAATACGTATTGCCTCTGGTGAAAAGCCTGAAGATATTTTTGCTTCTGCTACACCTGAACAACAAAAGTATATAATGTTGGCAGATCCAAGACAGAACAATATTCCTGGTATAGATTCTAAAGATATTACTGCAGCAAGAGCTAATTTTCAAAATACTCTTGATGAAGTACAAGCTGCCAAGTATTCTCCTGGTCGCCAATTCGCAAACCTTATTACGCCTAAAGATATGGAAGGCTCAGGCCTTTTTTACAAAACTGTATCAGGTACAGTAGATGCTGCATTTAGAGTTTTAGCTGATCCACTACTTCTTGCTGGTAGAGCAAAACGTTTTTATGATGCAAGCAAATATGCTCTTACAATGGCAACTGGTGGAGATAGAGTAGCTGATGTATTTTCTAAAGCACCGGTAATTAATTTTTGGGATCAATATGGTGCCAAGTTGGGTGAACTGCAAAAAGCACAATCTGCAACAATTAAAAATACTGAAGAAATTTTAAAAATTAAAAGAGATCTACAGACTCTAGCTCCTGAGTATGGACCTGCTGTAATCCAAACATTTTTAAAAGCAGATATTCCAGTAACTAATGCTAAAACAGCACAAGCATTTTTTGAGAATACTAGCCAATTAGATGAAATGCTTAAAGGATCTATTGGTCGTAGAAGAATTATTATTCCTAGACTAGATCCATTACGCCAGGCCCGTATTGCAGCAGTTACCACAGGTCGTAAAGTATTTAATATAGATTCAGTTGGTCCTAAACTTGTAGATGATATATGGTTTGGTGGCGCAACAGATGCTGATGGTATCGCCAAAACTATTATTAACGGTAAAGAAGAATTTATTAATCAAGTTAAGGCATCTACTAAACCTGTAGATATTGCTCGTTTTTCAACTGCTTATATTAAACAAAGAATTGATAGAGCAAAAGCAAAGTTTGTTCTTGCTCCATTATTTAGAGATGATGTATTTGATGTTTTAGCACCAGATGCTTCAACTCAAATATATCGTATTGCTAGAATGATTATGCCTAAAAGAGAATCTACTTTACTAGCACAAGCATTTGATAGTATTGAAGAAGTCGGTAAAAGAAAAAATGTTTATTATGGTTTATGGGGAACAGTTGCTGAAGTTCGCGGGTTAAATACAACTCAACCTGGTCAACAAATAGTTCGTTATCTAACAGGTAAATCTCAAGCACTATATGGATTAGATGATGCTTTTAGAGATAAGGGTGCATTACCTTCTGACTTTACTTCACTCGTATCAGCGCCAAGTTTACGAGACTTAGATAGAGCAGCAGGTCGTAATGGTTTATTCCAAAAAATAATGGGTATCCCAAATACACAACTTGCTGAACAAGCTGTAACAGCTTGGTCATTCTTAACCCTTGCCGGACCTCGTTACGCTCTTCGTAACGCAGGTGAAGATTTAATGATGAATCTTGCTATTGGTCAATCTCCTTGGGGAATTGCTAAAAATAGAGTTTTATCAACCCGTATTAATACATTTTTAGCCGCTGCTAAAAAAGCAGAAGGCACCGGTAAACTAAAGTGGTCTGAAAATCCTCTTGGATTTGCTATGCGTTTAGTAAATAAAAAAGAAGTAGATAATATAACAACAGAACTTATTACTTTAAAAACAGAATTTGATAATGCAACAAAAGAGTTGGTAACTTTAAAAAGAAAATTATCTAAAACTACTAATCCTATTGATATATCAAATATTCAATCACAAATTAAAAAATTTGAAGATATAACTAAAGGTGGTTTAGTAAATCAAATTAGAGAGATCTTTGCTCGTACTTTAAGTCAAGGAAGAATTAATCGTTTTAGAGAGAAGCTTGGTTTAGGACCAATGGCTAAAGATGAGATTGAACTTCTTTCAGAACAAATAAAATATGGCAATATAGAAAATGCCTTAAATGTTGTATCTGAAAGCGCAGCTAACTTTGCTAGTGGTGCTACAGATTATATTAGTCGTGCTCAGAGTTTAGTAAAAAGCACAGGAGTTAGAGCACAAGCACTTGAAATTAAAAGTGTTGGTAAATATCTCAAAAAACCTGGTGAACGAGCATTTACTATACGATCTTTGTCTACCCAAGATGAAGCATCTTTATTTACTTGGATGTCTCGTATTGGTTATTATGCTAATGATGACTTGGGTAAAATTGCAGTTGCTAATTTAGATGATAAAAAACAATTTCTAGACCTAGGTCGTAAATGGTTACAAACTAAATCTGGAAAACAATATCTAAAAGATGCTCAACTTTCCAACAATATGAATGAAACTCAATTATTAGACCTTGTATTTAGTCGCACTAAATCACATTTTGTTAAACGTAATGGCAATATAAATGAAGATCTTTTAAATAAAATTCGGATTAAAGATAAAAATGGTAAGTGGAAAGTAGAGGGACAACTCTCTATTGATGATATGCCTACAGTTGACGATGATATTCCTTTCGCAATTGTTGGACCTACTCTTGTTCCAGCAGTAGAAGCAGAGCAACTTACTGCAAATGTAATGACAAGAGGTTGGGCTTGGCTTGGATTATCAAACGCCCGTATGTCTCGCCAGCCTTTAGTTCTTAATGAGATGGTAGCAATTCGTAAAGAAATGCGTAAATTTGGTTTTGAAAAAAAATATATTGAAACATATGTTAAAGATATAAAACCAGGAAATACAACTGGTATTGCAATTGCTACAGAAAGAGCTAAAAAAGCTCTCGCTGAAGCAATTGAAGAAAGAGCAACAAGTCAAGTTTTACAATATGTAGATAATCCACTTGTTAGAACTCAAATTGCTTTTACCTCTCGTAACTTTGCTCGTTTCTATAGAGCAACTGAAGACTTTTATCGCCGTATGTATCGGGTTGTTCGTTATAATCCAGAGGCCCTTGTTAAAGCAGCCCTTACTTATGAAGGCGTAACTCATTCTGGTTGGGTACAAAAAGATGATCAAGGTGAAGACTATTTTGTTTATCCTGGTATAGCACCAGTCTATAATGCAGTACAAGATGTATTATCTCGTTTAGGTATTGCTGATGAATTTAAGACTCCATTCCCAATAGAGTTTGGTGGTAAGTTAAAGATGGTTACACCATCCTTAAATCCAGATTCTTTAGTTCCTACATTCTCTGGTCCGTTAGCTGGAGCAAGTGTTAAAACAATTACAACTTTATTAGGTTTCGTTGATGAAAAATCTGCGGATAGTTTAGATGGTTATTTATTAGGTAAATACTCTGTAAACAGACCAATACTGTCTGCAATATTTCCGGCACATATTAACCGTTTAATTGGTGCTCTAGATACTGATGAGCGTAATTCACAATATGCAAGCGCTTGGCGTAAGGCAGTTACATATCTTGAGGCATCTGGTAACGGATTACCAAAGAGATATGATGATGAAGGTAATTTACTACCACCTACTGATGCAGAACAAGAAGAATATCGCTTAAGAGTTAAAAATACCACTCTTGGAGTTTTAAGAGTTCGTTTTGCTCTAGGCTTTTTTGCACCAGCATCACCACAGGTTCAACTTAAATCTGATATGGCACAATGGATTAGTAATAATAATCGCGCTAGTTGGAAACAAGCATTTAATAATCTACTAGATAAATATCCTGGAGATTACGATGCTGCTATGGCTAAATGGGTAGAGTTATTCCCTAACCAAGTTCCATACACAGTAACTGAATCAGAGCGTAAGTCTATTGCTCCGCTTAGATATGCTGAGGAATCAGGATATTTTGTAGATAATAATAGAGATCTATTTAAAAACTTCCCAAATGCAGCAGCATTTTTAATACCCCATAAAACTGGTTTTTCTTGGGATACCTATCAAATTATGCGGGATATGGGTATGATCTACAACAAGCGAGTAGATGATTATTTACGCGAGGTGCAGACTGCTTCAGATTTACAAGCATACTATAAGAGAAAAGAAGCCTTTGAATCTTCTTTGGAGAACTCAACTGTAGATTTTGAAAGAACTCAACTACGTAAAGAGTTTGATTCTTGGAAAGATGTGTTCTTTGCAGCTCGCCCATTAGTTAGAGAAGAATTGGGAATATCTGGTTCTCAAAGAGCTGCTAATCGTTTAAATACTTTAGATGAATTAGACAATATGTTGTCTCAGAACATTAATATTAGAAAAGATGTACAAGATAAACTTAGAGAAATGTCTAAAATATATAGAGAATATAAAAATGAAAAAGCAAACTATGATGAGTTTGGCGGATCATTTAAATTAATTAAATATCTAAAAGATGACACTATTATCAAACTTAGAGAATTAGCTAAGTATAATGAAAATACACAGGCAGTATACGATGTTTTATTTGGCAGATTATTGGGAGATTAATTAGATGGCTACCTTAAAAGATCAATTAGAGAGGGCTAAAGGACAACTTAATCAAGCCGAAAATATACGTAATCAAGCTAGATCATTAAGAAATGATACTAGGTATATTAAATTTAAAGATAGGCCTGTTTCTGAACAAGAAGAGATTAATGCAAAAATTACAGAGGCTTCTGCAAAATATAATATAGCAAAAACATATTACAACAATATACTTCAGGCTTATAACCAAGAACAACAAAATAAAAAAATAACTGGTGAAACTGAAGGTTTATCAGAAAAAGATCAAGCCGCAGATCTTGGTATAACTGTAGAAAAGTTAAGAGCAAACAAACAAGCAGCTTTAGATGCAGATCGAGCCGCAAAAGATGCCGCTAATAAAGGTGCTACAAATCAACAATCAGTTTCAGATTATGGTCAATTACTTAATACAATTGCAGCAGATGAAACAGAATTAAAATCCATACAGGAAGATTTGAAGAAGAACTTTTCAAAACTTTATAAAGGTGAAGTAAGTGGTCTAAAAGACTGGATTAGAACTCAAGCAGCACTTGAGACTATTTTTGAACAAAGAAGAGAATTACCTAAAAGTTTACAAGGTGCTTCCTTAAGAGAGTTCTTACTTAATCCTACTATAGATATTACTGCTGGCGCTAAAGGTGCTGGTGGTCCGCAGTTAAAAATAACAATATCTTCTCCTACTGAAGCTGCATCTACCATTCAATCAGTATTTAAAAATACTTTAAATAGAGATGCTACTTTAGAAGAAATTGCTAAATTTACTACTGTATTAAATAAAGCAGAAAGAAATGCTGGTCGTAAGACTAAAACCTCTGGTGGTCGTACTGAATATACTACTGACCTAGATAGAGTTCAATTCCTTACTGAAGAAGTAAAAAAGATTAAAGATCCTAAAACTGGTAAGTCTGAATTTGAAACTAAAAGAGGTGAAAAGGAATCTTTAACCTCTCAAAATTTAGTATCAGTTGCTAGTTTAAATGGTATAGACTTAAGTCCAGATCAATTAAATTCTTATCTTACAGATATACGTAATGGTAAAGATATTAATGTAATTAAAAATCAAATAAGATCTATTGCGGGATTGGGTATGCCTGATAATGTTAAGAAATTACTTAATGAAGGTATAAATTTAGAAACTATATACGCTCCTTATAAAAACCTTATGGCTTCTACATTAGAATTAAATCCTGAATCAATCGATCTAAAAGATCCAACTTTACGGCTGGCATTTGGACCGGATAAGGAAACAACTATTTATGATTTTGAAAAAGCCTTACGCAAAGATCCTCGTTGGCAATACACCAAGAACGCTAAAAAAGCAGTTGCAAACTCAACACTTAGAATTCTTCAAGACTTTGGAGTACAAGCATAAATGGCTATGTCTAAAGAAGAAAAGGCAGTTAGAGATGCACTTGCTAAACTAGAAAGAGATACAACAGCATCTGATGCTGCAGTAGCAAGAATGAATCAAGCCACACCTGCTTCTACATATGAACAAGCAAGATCTCGATTATCTGAAATTAAAGATCCTAAAATTAGAGCAGCACTTGAAAAATCTTTTGCTGCCACTGATGTTCAATCAAAAAAACTCGAAACCGAAGCTGCAAAGGTTGGATTACAAGTTACACCTTCGGGTACTTTAGCCCCAGCGGGACCACCAACACCAACACCAACACCAACAACTAATGAACAATATTTAGCACAACAAAAATCTGCTGAAGAAGCAGAAAAAAAACGTAGAGAGGGTCAATCCGCTTACGACATATTATTGACACAATTTCAGCAATATGGACTTTCATCTTTAGTTGAAGAAGTAAAAAATTTGATTGTAACAGGAGCTGATGAAGCAGAATTAACTTTAGCATTACGTCAAACTGATGCTTATAAAACACGATTTGCCGCTAATGCAAAACGTATAGCTAGTGGGTTAAGCGCTTTATCTGAGGATGAATATATTGC